GACATCTCGGTTTCCTCGTGTTTTTTGTAGTGTAATCTGATCGAACGAAGAAATCCAGCGAATTTTTTGCGCTTCAATGTTCATCCGTCACAATCCTACGGAAAGACCCCCCGAAAAGGGGGGCCCCGGGCCCCGGCCCCCGCCTCGAGCCAAGCCGACGCGAGGCCAAGTTACCCCGGCCCGACGGGCCGGGGCTGGGGCGCGAGGCGCTACATGATCCACGCGAAGGTTCGAACGGTCGAGACGCGCTTGTGCGCGTCGAACGCGTCGCGACCGTGAAGGGCGACATACTCGGCCTTGTTCGGGGGCGCCTCGCGCTGGGTGAGCGAGTAGGTCGCGACGCCCTCGGCGATGGCCTCGGCCTTGGCCTTGTCGAGCGCGTCGGTCGCGTTCTTTATGAGGCGCTGCAGCGCGTCGACCTCGGCGCGGAGGACGGTCGCGAGGTTCGCGTTCTCGTGCATCGCGTCGACAGTCTCGGCGGCAATGTAGGCTCGAATGACAGGGGCTAGCATTGTCTGGGTTCCTCTGGATGAAGCCCCCGCCTTGCGACGGGGGCGATTGAGTTACTTGTCGCGAAGGGCGTAGACGAACGCGCTTTGAGCGCGTTCCATCGCTTCGTTGCGCACCTCGCCGAGGCGCTGGGCGAGCATGCTCGCTGCATACTTGCGCTCGCAGGCCTCATGGCCAGTCGCGAGCTCGGCGAAGGCCTTAAGATCCGCGAGCTCCTGCAGCGTGATCGAGACGACAACTGGCATGTGCTCCTCGCTGGCGTAACGTAGTTCCATTGTCTCTTCTCCTCTAAGGGCGCCGCGCCAACCGCGACCGCCTGATCCCTTTCTAAAGAAAGGCCTCGGGGGTGTCAACAAGAAAAGCACAAGCCCCTTGCATTTTTCTTGTTGACACTGGGCGCGGCCTTTCGATAGAAAGGTGGCAGGCGGTCGCGAGGTGCGAGCGCCAGGAAGAAGAGGATAGACCATGCGAGGCATCATCTATCAGGGTCCAAGCCTATATGACGGCGCGCCTATCGTCGTCGTCGCGACCTACTCGGACCGCAACACAAAGACAGGCGGGGTCGTTCAAACCTACATCCTTCGCGCTGACCTAAACCCGCTCGAAGCTAGCAAGACCGGTGACGACGTTTCCATCTGCGGCAGCTGCCCCCATCGCGGCACACCAACGTCGGATCCGGCGCGCAAGCAAGCAAAGGGTCGGACCTGCTACGTCAACCTCGGGCAAGGCGTGCTGATCACGTGGCGCTCGTTTCAGCGCGGCGTCTATCCTGACGCGCAGACCCCGGACGCGCGGCGCGCCATCGGGCGCGGCAATGTCGTTCGCATTGGTACCTATGGCGACCCTGCCGCCGTGCCCGCGCATGTTTGGGAAGAGCTGCTAGCCGACGCGGCAGCGCACACGGCGTACACTCACGCGTCAGGCTGGCGCCCCGATCTCGCAATGCAAAGCTCCGACACTCTCGAGCAAGCGCAAGCGCATTGGCAGGCAGGGCGACGCACGTTTCGCGTGCTCGTGGACCTTGGCGACATAGACCCGTCGCGCGAGGTCCTATGCCCCGCCAGCAAAGAAGCAGGGCGCCGCACAACATGCGTCGCGTGCAAGCTTTGCGCGGGAACCGCGACCCGCTCGCCAAAGTCCGTCGCAATCGTCATGCACTAGCGCGCCAGGGGCGCCCGATCAGGGCGCCCCACCGCCCGCGACCGGCGCACCCAAGTCGTTCGCCGCGCCATCCATCGCGCCACGCGCCACGGATCGAGGACCTCGATCCTCGGACCCCGACCCGACCCGACCAGCGTAGTGCCCGACAACCTCGGTCCGCAGCGCATCCCACGCGTCCCGACTCGTCCCGACTACCGCCAAGGCCCGACAGCCAAGGCCCGACTGCGCCAACTCAAGCGCCGAGGACCCAGAGACTAAGTAAATCTGATGGCTCCTCGGGTCTTTGACCAAGAAAAACGATAGGCCCCCTCGGGCGTAATGGAGCGTATGCCACGCAACCTGATACTTCGAAATGTGAATGCGATTAACATTGACTGTTTTGAGCTCCAGCCAGAAGGGCAAGCCGCCCAGCATGCAGTAGACGTCGGGCGTGCCGAGCCCAACCTTGTTTTCAAGGCGCATAACGAACCCATCTTTGGGCAGGCTAGTCCTCAGAGTGTTCCAGAAGTTGGCCTCGGGGCCTCTTGCCATTGGTCACGTCCTTGGCAGTGCCCTCAATGGTGAAGGCGGTGGGGAACTTGCGCTGCAAGTCCAAGAGACGCGCGGTGATCTCTTCGCGCGACAGTTGATCCAGAGTGTTGATTGTCTCGCGACGGTCGATGGTCAGGCCACCGAGTGCGGACCGAAGCTTCTCGGCGTTAATGGCAGCGGAGTACTGGTTCGCCTCCTCGGCGCCACGGGACAGCTGATGCAGCCGCTCGAGTTGTCCCATGAGGGTGACGCCAAACCGACGCTCTCGCTCTTCGCGAAGTTCGTTGACGTACTCAACAACGTGGGGAAAAGTCCTGCCATCAAGCAAGCGGCAGGCATAGACGTTTGCGGTGTCGGAGGCATACCCAGCGCGCCGGGCGCACTCGCCATTGGACATTGTTCCTTGAATGTAGAGTTCGGCGAACGTCTTCTGCCTCTGCGTGAGCGACCGCCCGCTCTCCTCTTCGATCCGCTCCTCGATGCGGCGCAGTGCAGACGTCTTCTTGCGAGGGGTTTCAGATGCCACAGCGACCTCCTTTCGCGGCGTTCCACAAGCACCATACAACAGCCGGTAGCGGCAGTCGAGTTCCCCTATAAAGGCTGTTCCAGCCAGATTTCATGTTTCCAAAAAGTGGAAAATGGGGAGCTGGCTTGACTATAAACTCGCTGTCTTACGCCTATGCCGTAAGAGAAAAACGTGCTGGTAAGATGGTTTGTATGAGACGTTTTTCAATGTTTTCAACACTCTATCTGCCGTTTCAAAGCACTCTTACCGCATTTACGCCAAAAACGTGTGCGTTCACGCCTGCAACACGAATCTCTGGCAATACTGCCTATATAGGGAACTCAGATCCAAGGTCCGAGGACCCCGCTTCAAGGACCCCTGCCCCCCCACTCCAGGTCCAAGTTCCGAGGCCCGAGGTTCTCGGCCCAAGATCCCCCTTGACGCCCTCCCCGCCCCTTGCTACAAGTTCTCCACAACATCTACACAAGACCAGAGGAGCCGAGATGACCAAGATCGACAGCCTGACCTTCCCCTGCTTCTACACCGAGTGCGCCTATCGCGACGGGGTTCGCGATCAGCGTGAGGGCAATTGCAGGAGCGTGCCCAGCTACATGCAGCATGGCGAGTTCGAGCCGCTGGGCTATGGCTGGTATCTGCGCGGTCGCAAGGCCGCAGAGTTGGGGTTGGTGGCATGACGGCCTATTACAACGAGATCGACCCGAAGGCGGCTGCGTGGCTGCGTGAACTGATCAAAGGCGGCCACATCGCCGCGGGAGATGTAGATGAAACGGACATCCGAGACGTGGACCCAGCTAGACTGGGTCGATACACTCAGTGCCACTTCTTCGCAGGGATCGGCGGCTGGAGCCACGCGCTGCGGCTTGCCGGTTGGCCCGACGACCGCCCCGTCTGGACGGGATCCTGCCCTTGCCAGCCTTTCAGCGCGGCAGGCCGAAGAGCAGGGCAGGCTGACGAGCGGCACCTCTGGCCGCACTGGCACCATCTCATCAGCGTCTGCCGCCCTTCAGTCGTCTTTGGAGAGCAGGTTGCGAGCAAAGACGGCCTCGGGTGGCTCGACCTTGTATGCGCTGACATGGAAGGATCGGGCTACGCCGTCGGGGCGGCTGATCTGTGCGCTGCGGGCATCGGCGCGCCGCATATCAGACAGCGTCTCTTCTTCGGAGCGGTCAGGCTGGCCGACGCCGCAGATGCGGGACTTCAGGTCAGGCGGGGAGGATCGGGTGTCGAACCCAGATCGGTCGAACAATCTGAACGACTTCTCGCTGATGGCGGGATGGCCGACGCCGGAAGCAGAGGAAGCACGCAGGGGCTATCAGAACCGCAACAACGGCAAGAAGGGATCGCAGGAGAGCATGACGACAATCGTGGTCAACGCGCTGGGGGACAAGCCGCACCTGCCGCCGCATGGCCCCGCCCGACTGACGGCCAGTGGGCAGCTGCTGACTGGCTCTTCTGCCGGGATGGAAAGTGGCGGCCAGTTGAACCCGCTTCACAGCGCATGGCTAATGGGTTATCCTTGTGTTTGGGATCAGTCCGCAGAGCGCGTGCTGACGAAAAAGAAGAGGTGCTAAGTGTCGAGGGGCGCGTTGGACTTGGGCGTAAAGCCTTGCGAGTGCTGCGGGAATCAAATGGCCCGGAAGCGTTTTGGCTCTCGGTTGGAGGACGCATCGGTTTTCCGCAAGCGACGTTTTTGCTCGCTATCCTGTGCGAATACTCGCGGGAATTGGGGATCGTCGAAGACGGCAAAAAGACGAGCAGCGCACAAAATGGCGAAGTCTTTTTGCGAACGCTGCGGCGAAGCACACCGTCGGCTTCATGTTCACCACAAAGATCAGAATGTTCAGAACAACTTATCCGAGAACTTGGAGACGCTTTGTCCAAGTTGTCACAAGATAGCGCACAACACCAAGAACTTATGAATTTTTTGGCAAGCTATACGGCAGGGCCGCTCGCGAATAGTGCTGCCGCCCGCGTGGGACGACTGCGCGGTTACGGCAATGCCATCGTCCCGCAGGTCGCCGGGACCTTCATCAGGAGTGTGATGGAATGCTGACCAAGTGGATCCAATGTCCGAGTTGCGAGGGCCGAGGTGAGGTGGAGTATGAGGTTGCGGTCCCGATGGGGTTTTCGAACCCGTATGGGTACCTGACGGCGGAGTGGGATGTGTGCGACGACTGCCGTGGGCGTGGTGAGGTGGAGGTGGATGATGACGCAGACGACGAGTGAGCTTTCGTGGTTGCGGACGAAGGTTACCAAGCAGCGCAGTGAGATTGCGCGATTGGAGCAGGTAGTGGCGCGGCTGTCGGTGGAGAAAGCGGAGTTGCTGCTGGACTTGAAGATGTACAAGGCGGAGTTGGAGAAGCTCGATGCTAAGTAAGGAACAGCAGGACAAGTTCTTGGATGCGATGCCGGACGACGCGTCGATTGGGGACATGGTTGCGATGACCTTGGTGATGGCGACTGTGTATGAGTTGACGGTTGAGGAGTTGAAGGCGTTGATTTTGACGCTGGCTGCGGCGGTTGAGAGTGGGAAGTACGAGAAGTTGCTGGAGGATAACCAGCGCATGAGGAGGATGAACTGATGAAGGAGAATGTTGAGGTGTTCTACGAGATCGTCGGCGTCAACTCAGACACGGGCCAGTCTACGACGCGTCTGGTGTGGGGGATTGGTTCGACGAAGCGCGCTGCGGGCGTTGTTCGGCGGCTGCGTCGGTCGAGGTACGACCAGATAGAGGCAAATCTGGTCCATGTTCGCCGCGACAAGATGCCGTGGCTGTTGGTTGAAAAGTATGAGGGGCCGTGATGGCAAAGTGGGCTGAACCGCGGACCGGGGACCTGTTGTCTGCGCTGCATAGGATCGAGCGTGTTGCTGACATCATCATGAACGACAGGACGGGTGGGCATCAGTGGAACGCTGCCCGTGCGAATGAGATCAAGGAGCTGGCGCAGATCGCTGCGCGGATGGTGCAGGGGCCGTTGGACAATGGCGACGTATGAAGAGCCGCTGCCCGCGTGGCTGGAGGCGGAGCTGCGGGCCCAGGCCCTAGGTCCGAGGCCCGTGGTACAAGCACCGAAGCAACCGAAACGGGAGCCGTCGAAGGCGGCGTATGGGAGGGGG